GGCAACAGGAAGTTTTAGTCCTACAGATCTATATAAAGAAAGACCTGGACTCTTTAAGAAAAGGTGAGCGGTTCTCCTTTGCTCTCTAGTTATGTTCCAAGAAATAGGAGCATATCTGAGGTCAACGCCATATCCACCAAGGTGAACAGGCACATAGGTATTAGGGAAATAAGATCTATAACCCTGAAAGTTCAGTTTCCATCTGTTAAAAACGGCCGGAATGACACATTTTGTCCAAGGACAGAATGCGATCATGGAATTCACACTCTCAGAAATCTGAGTGGGAATTGCACTGGATTCACCATCTTTAACCGATGTTCCTTTCACCAGTTTCATATTCAAGTAACCTTTTCTTTCAAGAGGACCAAATCGTTTTAAGCCTTTCTTCTGGAAAACTTGAGAATTTATCATGCAAGTATGCTTTGATAAATACTGTTTTCCCTGAGAAATCTTAAATCCAGCTTCAGCAGCAACTTCCAAGAACACGTTATAAAAGCTCCGATCGCATTTGAACAGCATATCATCACCATTAACAATAACCGCATTCCACATACAGTGTGCTTTTGCTTGTCTATCACGATAATCAACTCCGCCAGATGAAAGTTTCACCCAACGAAGGATAGCCGTACGATAAACCGCTAAGTTTACAGTGCACAGGATTGGAAAACTGAGGGGGTGACCCATCAGTTGTCCATCGATTAAGGGGGTATTAGGGATCGGAGAGGAGCATCCGCAAGGACACTTTCCTTTCTTCGTAATATAACGCGCCTCACCTTCAGCGGCGAGACTTAAGTATCCAAGTTCGTAGTCGGGAGCATCGCACAAGACAGCAAAACAAGAAAGAGTAGCATCCTTTCTCATTAGATCAGTAGCAGCTTCATAATCCACAGAACAGAAATAATCCAGACCTCGAGTATCACGATCTATCTGGTTGACGCGTTCCGTCAAATCCTGATGCTTCATTGTAGAAGCAAAACAGTTTTTCCAATCTTCTAACATTAGGCCCTGAAGAGGTTGTAATGCTGTATAGAGATAACCATCGCCCTTCGTTATAATCCTAAATTTACTTGGTTCTGGAACAGGTATAACGTCTACATCAAAGAGATTTTTCAATTGATCCGGAACAATATCGTTCCTCTCTGAGATGGAATAGTCTTTGGCACACTGATATGTATTTTGACGCCATTGATCAAGCGAGACTTGCATAGATCTGAGTTTACCGATAGTCTTCGCAGTTCTGCCCTTGGTGCTTTCATGTAGATCGAGTGGTTCAAACAAACTTAACGCCCCGCCTGATAAGCGCGAGGCTTGTAAGCAAGCTGAACCCGAGGGAATCAACTTCGTGGGAACTGATAACCGATCATTAGTCTTTTTAAAGATTTTGATTGAAACTTTTTCAATCATTTGACTAAGATCAATCGGCAGTTCGCCATGAGTCTCTCCGATTCGTTGACTATGTAAGAGCAGAGCTTTATGTTTCTTGATCTGGCCCAGAACAGGCCACATTCTCTTAGAACCTTTCTGAAGAGAATAGACAAAAGAAATATCATGTTTTGCGACGGCGCGAGCAATGAATCGTCTACACCAACCTGAAAATAAGGGGTCCTGTATCCAAGTATCGCGAATGGGGCGTTGATCATCCCCGAACGCCTGACACATCAAAGTATCGAGCCAGTATTTTACAAATGCTTGTTCCTTATTTTCTTGATCAGTATATTTGATAATTACAGTCATTGTTTTCCGCATTGATTGGATCATCCGATGAAGTTAATGATTTGAGAACCATTCACGGGTACGCAGAGATCGTCTGGCTACAAATGGCCAGATTAAAGATTCCAGAACTGAACGCTGATCACTTGTGGTGATCATTCCTTCAACTGAACGTTGAAGAATGGTGAGTACGAGCGGTTCGGCAGACCTTTTGGAAACATCTACCTTATCACGCATACTAGCAGCAACTTTACTGCCAAAAGCGCAGTCGAGTTCGCCGAGGATACTGTTCTTGAGATCTTCAGAACAGTCAATAGCTCCTCCGCGGCTAGTGGACAGATGCGATTTTCGTCTGTCCGTTGTTACATTTTGAGATATTAATTTCATTCTTGATTTTAT